CCTAGGGGGTTCCGGTCCTTCAGTTCTGAAGGTTATTTCACTCAACCACAGGAGAACGTATCATGATAGAACCCACACCCTCTACGACTGGATACCAAGGACGTTGGTCCGAGGATTTTCGGTTTCCGCAGGGGTATGTGGGCTACTACACGATCACTGAAACCCAACCCGGAAAGGCTCCCGTCGTAACGGAAACGTCGATGGTGGGTTTGTCCTCTTTTCGGTGTGGAAGTGTGAGGTATGAACGACAGGGTGTTAACACCCGTGGAGCTAGCGTGGCAATCGGTAACGGTGAGATCATAAATACTAACTACACCAGAAAGGTCACTGAGACCATAGGTGGAGGAGGGTATCATCTTGCCATCACAACTACCGGATTTGTCCATCACAATGTTTACACCGGGTCGGCAACGGCTTGGTGGGAAACCTTGTTTGCCTTTAACGTCGTCCATCCAACTTTGGAGACCGAAAAACTGGTCTCCATGGCTAAGATGAAGGCGTTGGCAAACATTGATCGAACACGGTATTCTGTTCTGGAAGATATTGCAGAGTGGAGGAGTTCGGTCGGGACTCTTAGCAATCCTTGTAAAGATATCCTGACGAACCTCCGGAAGCTCGAATCTCATGCCAGCCAGTTCTTCCGTGATTCGGCTGGACGCATATTTCGCAAGAAACCCATGCGCGATGGGACCGTCCGCGCTGTCCGTGTTAGCACCAAGGAGATAGCCGCCTTTTTGGGGTCGTCTTATCTTAGTGTTAAGTTCGGATTGGCGCAGCTCTTCTACACTGCGCAGACTGTGGGGGCCGAGATAGAGCAAAATTCGCTTAACCACGCCATCCACCGGAGAACCCGGCGGTACAAGGCATCTGGAACAGCGGAGGATGCAAGATCGAACACCTCTAGCAGTACTGACAGTAAAGCTAACTTGAAAATAGCGTACACTTCTGAAGTATCCCTCGAAGTGCGCGCCGGCATTATCTATGAAATGAAGGATCCATCTCATTTCAATGATCGCGCTTGGCGCTATGGACTCGGGTATAAAGAAGTGGTTCCAATTGCTTGGAACCTCGTTAGCCTCTCTTGGTTTGTTGACCGACTCGTCGACATAAATTCTTCGATTCGCGCTGTTGAAAACCTCTTGGATCCCGAAGTAAAAATTCGTGCGGCCTGGGTTACATGCAGTCGTAAGACTCAGTATACCCGCCATATCACGAACCCTCTGGTTCCCCCAGGTTACACAACGTTTATCGTCGATGGAGACGTAGTCGTGACCAAGACTCTGGATCATTCCAGGAACGTGTGGTGTCCGTCCCTCTTTGACGTGATACCCCCGGTGATGTGGGAGGACTTCCTCACAAAACCCGGAAATGTTGTCGACCTTAGTGCCTTGGTAGGCGCTCGCCTTGGCGGCGTTACTAGGCAACTCAAGAAGCTCGGCATAGGTGACTTGGGCTTTAAGAACCCATACTGGAAATCGCCCCCCGCCCCATATCCTTGGTATCGGGGGAAGGCTGACGTAGGCAAAGAATTTGCCAGTCCCCATCGTATCAACTTCCTGCTGTGAAGCAGGTTCAACATTAGGAGAAATACCATGTTTAACGGATCCATAGTCAAACATGCACCTACCAGTCAAGTCGTGACTCCCACGGGGGGATCGACCCATACTCTTGCTCTTCATCGATATGGCGTAAACGGTTTGGGTCAACCCGACCCCAATTCGAATACCTTCGTGTACGCCGAGGACACTACCAACGCTGTGAAGCGCGGAACTGTCGCGGCTACCGTCGTAAAGCCACCTCGTGAAGTTGTTGTTGCCGGCCTCCCTTCCACAGTACCTGGGCAGTCCCGCCTGGTAATGCGTGAATGGTACCAAAACAGTACCACCGGCATATGGTATCCTCTGGACTTCAATGTCCTTGTTACCGTGGATCAGATCTCGGTTCCAGCTGCGAACATACAACAGTCTACCAATAAAATGGTTCAACTGCTGGGGTCCGCTGCTTACCTGGATTTCATCACCCGCGGTTCCATAACCTAAAGAGGAGTAATATCCATGAGCGTTAAGAAAATTAATGTGATGAGGCACCATGCCCCACAAGGTGAGACGTCGAGTCGCACCTCTAACGCTCCAACCAGCAAGAAATTGCGGAAGGCTCTCATGCCTCACGCAGATGGTAGGAGTAATAGTCGGAAGGTTACCGGAGCAACCCGTAGCCGACCCCCTTCTTTGAACATGAGCGTCGACGATGTGATGAAAAAACTCACCTCGGCGCTTGACCTGGACCTCTTTCCCTGGGCTGCTGATAGTATTCAGTATATCGGCAGAGGAGTAGAGGATACACAAGATCTCTTTTGTTACCGCCAAATCCATGAATTCAACAAACGATTCGTCCCCTCTGCGACGTCGCAGGAGGAGATCAGACAACGGACTCTTCATGCTTTCAAGACTAATCAAAACCGTCTTGGCAGCATTAGGGGTTGCGTGGTTGGTCTCCTCAAGCGCGCCGACTGGCACACTGTGTGCCTCAGTGGACGGAAAGAGCGTGGGATTCGTGGTCGAATGGTTTGCAACTACCCCATTGCCATTGAAGGCCAGAATGGAGTTGCAGCACTTCGGATCCTCCGGCGAACCAGAAATATCGTCCAACAGGCGCTCGGAACATTGAGCTACCTTGAGGTCGTAGACGGTCTGGCCGCGGGTCCGGGTGCCACCTTCGGTGTCCCTTACCAGGACACAAGTGCGGAACGCAAGCTGCGAGTCCCTATCACTGGAACTCCCGCAGCATGTGATCTCTTCAAACGTTTCTTGGGAACAGACTCCTTGTTCCGAGACGCCTTCATCGCTGCTAATCTTGCCAGCGATCCTAAGTGCGATGCGTTTGATGTTTTTCCAGGTTCTAAATACGGTGTAGTCCCCAAGAAGCACGACATCGGTCGGGGCGTAGTTCCTGCCCTTACCGCCAACGGCTTCGGCCAACAGGCAGTCGCAAAAGCAATGATGCGGCGCCTTCGGTATTTGGGGTTGGATCTCGAGAAATTGCAGGTAACTCATCAAATCCTTGCACAGCAGGCGAGCCTCTCCGGCGAGCTTGCTACGTGGGATGGGATGAATGCTAGCGACAACTGGATGACGGAAGTCGTTCGGTGGTTCGTTGGTGATACCTCGGGTTGGTTGTGGTTTATGGATGCGTTCCGCGAGCCTAGCGTTCTCATAGCTGGGTCGTACGTGGAATTGTATACGTACATGACCATGGGAAATGCTACCATCTTCCCTCTCGAGACACTGCTCTTCTGGGCTGTTGCTTGTGCAGTACGACAAGAATTCTCCGCCGACCGAGAGTCCGAGGTCCCGACGTGGGGCCTCTACCAAGACTGTTCGGCCTACGGAGATGATGTTATTCTGCCTAGCTATGCCTTCGAAACGTTTTGTTTGATTATTGAGATGTTGGGGCATCAAACTAACCCCTTGAAGTCCCACTTCTCCTCTGATGATCCGTTTCGTGAGAGTTGTGGCTTCGATGCGTTTTTCGGTCAAAACATCCGACCGGTTTCGCCCGAAGCTCCTAGTTCGCGCAGGTCCCGGCGCACACGGCAGGCATGGCTCTATATATTGGGGAATCAACTTTTTAAGAAGTACATTTCGTTCTTCGGAGCGGATTTCCTGTATCATAGTGTCGTCTTCCGCGTGTGGTGTAGTATCTTCGCGACAGAGGGGTTTGAAGTACATCTCATTCCCCCTAACTTTCCTGAGGACTCCGGTTTGTACGGGGTTCACGCTATAAAGGAACATCTGATCAAGATGGGTCTCTCTATCGTACCACTTGGATACGACGAGGGATACCAATGTGATGTGTTCCCTTGTCTCCGTTGGATTGGGGACAAGAAGCGCGATACGCCCGACCCAATACGCTTGTGGCAATCCCGCCATAAGTTCGCTACCTACGATCCGAGCACCGATGTCTGGATTAATCCAGCATCTGTCCGTTCGGAGTATTGGTTCTCCCAGCTGCTGGCAGACGTGCCGGTAGCAGCAGTGGGTGGTTTTCTCCAACGATGGGGAGCGCACATCCGCCAGTTCCTTGACGTTCCGTATGGGGGGAAAGCCTCCTGCGTGATAAGAAAGGGACATGGGAGATTGCCAGAAGAACAGTGGTTTGCTACTCTGGAAGAGGATGCAAATTCTAAGTTCTATCTGGCTAACCGGACTGAGTTGGTGAAGGAATTCACTGACGTAGATTGGGACGAACGTGACCGTTGCCTCCAGCTCGCATTGAATCGCGATTGGAGTAAGCTCCGGTTTGAAGTTGTCCCAGGTCCTACTACACCTACCACCACGTGGGTGGATAGGAGGAAAGGTCACTATACTGTTGCCGTTGGTCATTTTGGGTCTCTCATGATCTAACGTTATCAACGGTGTTCCAAGATTTGAGGAATCTTAAAACTCTCCCGACGAT